TGAAGGGTTGCTATAACATGCACTAGTGCCTCTCAATTCCTGAGCTGATCATGTTGTGCAAACAATTTCTATGTATGTAAGGGACATCAAACACTAAAGGGAGTATTTAATAACCAGGATTCATCTTAGTGTTACACTCACTTTTTTTATGTAGGGTTTTTGTTACTTTGAAGTTGCCCTGAAAATCTCGTTAGGTGAATCCATGGCAATGGGAAATAAGGATGTGATGGTTATCTTCATCATGTGAAACTCTTGGTATGTTGATTTCAGTTCTTCCCATATCTAATTAATCATCTAAGCATTTTATGTGATTTGTGACAGGGTATACTTGTGGTTTAAAGTATGGTTGCATTTGAATTCCAGCTTGCAAATAATTGTAGGCAAAACTCCAGTCTGAATAAAAGGTGCACGATTTCAAACATTTGGAGCATTCGAGGATTTTGGACTGATCTATCTAACCATCTGGTATTTGTTTAACTGATAAATAACAATGATGTGTGTGGTCACAGAAGTACAAGATAGGGAAGCGCTCGACGTCGTAGTCACTATCACCTAGAGTTTTGAGTGATGCGTTGCTTCCATCGATCAGTGTTATTTTGAATGTGCAAGAATTAACAGCACAGCGAGCTCCCAGATAGATCATAAGACTTGCTACATGATACACATTCATTCCAAGAGGGTTGTAAGTTTGCTCCATCACATGTGCCAGAATATCAGTTTTAAAGGTGATGTCTCGAAGATGTGCTCTATTAGATAAGGCTTCAACACATTCTCCCTTAAACTCATCAAATGTCAATTTGGATCTAGAAACAGATTTCATGAAGTTTGCATGATTGAACAAACATCTTAGTACACAATCACCTGCACCACCGAAATCTATTAAAGGGTATTGACTACTGAAAGTGTGTGATAGTGTTGATTTGCATCTTTTGCATCCTCTTCTTTCGTCAACATCATTTTCTAGTATCATATTGCATTACTCCTAGATGAATGAGAACTTATGCTGCATTATGATATCAACATCAACATTGCAAAGGTTATAATAGAGTTTCTATCTGAGTAGATCATCAATGTTGCCCAACTCCTGCCATTATGCCAAAACAAAACAAGCCTACAAGCGTTTAAGTAGTTTCAATGAACCATTACATTTATGATAATCGCTAAAGCAGTCCACCACAAACTTGTTTTTCTTGTTTGTATTTTCAAGATGTTGATGAGCTAAGCTGTCATCTTTCTCGTCTTCCATCTTTTCATAGCTTTTTCTCTCTTCATAAAAGGGTGATTTCATGTTGGTGTATTGGTTGATGTTCTTAAAGACCCCATAATAGACTTGTGCGTTAGGTTTCAGTTCTTCAAATCCACTGCTGAAAGACTGTAACACAACATTTAATGGTAAGTCTTATAAATTTTTAATGAAATCTTAGTCAGCTATCCCAGTAATAAATTGATGGACACGAGACCATAGTATTGGTGCATGAGTTGAACTTAATGCTTTGGGTAGATGATCACACATTAATCTGCCTATGTCAGCAGCAATACCTTACCCGTAATTTAACCCTTCTCCGGAGGCTCCTCTCAGATAACAATCAAGCTATCGGCAATCACGGTTGAAATTTGTCTTACAATCCCTTAGTTTGAGGTCTGACTTGATTATGTTAAATCTTTTGACTTTGTATTCCTGTGTGACCAATTAGAATTACACATAGTTGTAACACACAAATGTAAAATTGTTTTCAGCACATTTGATTAGGTCCTCTTTGTTTGAAAAAATGACTCTAGTTACATTGCAAAACCACCCATCTGAATCTCCCATTTGTAAGGTTCTTATACCCTTAATTCTGTTGATTGATTACCTTACAAATTGAATGTATTGTTCAACAGGCATTCTTCTATAGGAGTCATTGTCTAGTGCCGGCAGTCCCGCGAACAAGCCAAAGCTTGCAGCTATGGTTGAAGGATTGAG